AGCCGATCCGCGTCGGCCCGAACAGCCTGATCCGCAGCCGCAACGCCGACGCGAAGATCGGGTATGCCGCGGCGTCGCCGGATGCGCTGGCCGCGTCGAAGGAAGAGCGGGACGAGATCGTCCGGCAGATCGCCGCCCTCGGAATGTCGTTCCTTGCCAAGGATCGGCAGAGCGGCGGGACGGAGACCGCCAAGGGGCGCGGGCTGGATCTGGCGGCCGAGAACGCCACGCACGCCACGATTTCGCGCGGCGTGCAGGATGCGCTGGAACAGGCGCTCATGTTCCACGGCCTCTACCGCGACTGCCCTGCCCCGTCGGTCGAGATGCACGCGGCCTACGCCGCCCCCGAGGTCGACCCGCAGATGGCGGGCGTGCTGTGGCAGGCGGTGATCGCCGACAAGCTCGACGTCGATACCTGGCTAGCGTTCCTGCGGACGGGCAAGGTGCCGGAGTCGTTCAATTACGCCGACTACGCGGCGGATCTGGCGGCGGCTGGGGCGGCGGATCGGGAGGCCGAGGACGAGGCCGCCCGGCAGCTTGCAGGGGAAGGCGGCGCCGACCCCGGTGACAATCTGGACCCGGCGGCCTAGTATGTCCCTATGCACCGCCCCGAAGACGTCCAACGGACGCACGCAGTCGAAACCCTCGGCGGCCTGGCGCGCGAGATGGCGCATCCGGTCGCGGTGTTCTATCGGGCGCTCCGGGACGAAGGGGTCGAGCGCGACGACGCACGGGCGCTCACGGGCGAGTTCATCGCGCACTTGCTGGGGCAGATTCCGAAGCCGTAGCGCGCAGGAAACATGACCCCTGCCGAACGCGACCAGGTCCGCCTGCAGGAACTCGCCGCGCAGCTCGAACCAACGCTCCGTGCGGCGTTCCTGCGGTTCCTCAACAGCCTCAGACCGGACCAGCTCCCGGGGCTCATTGCGCGGCTCGAAGCCGGCGACGTGGCGGCCGTGGTCGACCTGATCTTCGGGACGGCGGCGGTGACGTCAGCGACGGCGGCGCTCCGGTCGACGTTCGCCGAAACCATGTTGCGGCTCGTGCGCACCCGCGCCCGCGATCTGTCGGCGACGCTCCGGCTGACGGTCGAAGCGCCGGTCTTCTCGCCGACGCTGATCCAAGCCGTGCGCCGCTGGGAAGACGATGCGTTTCGGCGGGTGCTTGAGGATACCCGCGCCGGGCTGCGCGAGACGATCGCGGCGGAACTCGCGCGCGGCATCGGACCGCGGCAGGTCGCCGTCGCCCTGAAGAGCGACGTGTCGCTCGCGGGGCTGACGGCGTACGATGCCAAGATCGTGCAGAGCTTCCGCGCGGCGCTTGAGGAAGGGCGCGTCAAGGATGCCCTCGGCCGTGCGCTGCGGGATAAGCGGTTCGACAAGGCGCTCACCGGCAAGTCGCTCACGCCCGCGCAGATCGAGAAGATGGTCGCCGCGTATCGGCGCAAGCTGGTAGCCTTCCGCGCCGACACGTTCGCGCGCACGGCTGCCATACAGGCCGCCAACGAGGCGTCGTCCGAAAGCTGGCGCGCGGCCGTGGCGCAGGGCGCGATTCCGGCGGCCGAGGTGAAGCGGTACTGGATCGTCGCGCAGGACGAGCGGTTGTGCAAACTCTGTGAGCCGATCCCGCGAATGAACCCCGATGGCGTCGCGTTGGATGGGACGTTCATGACGCCGGTCGGGCCTCGCATGACGGCGCCCGTTCATCCGTCGTGCCGGTGCAGCGTATACCTGAGACGCGAACGCGCCGGCGTCATCCGCGCCCCCCAGCCGGGTACGACCCGGCTCATTCTTCCTCGAGCCTCATGACCATGACCGAGCACGCCTTCGATCCGATCCCTGACGAGCAGGCCGAGCCTGACGCGGCGGTTGCAGTCGCCCCCAATGCCACCGTGACCGTCAAGCAGCTGCGCGACGCCATCAAGTCTGGGCGCTGGGCCGACGACGAGCCCACGACCGAACTCTGGCTCAACACGTCGTTCCTGCCGGCAGGACGCGAGGCGTCCGAACTGATCGTCGAGCTGACAGCGCACGGCATCGCGTGTCGCTGACGGGGGCCGCTGTGGTCCCCGCTCTGGCCTCAGTCGCATTGGTTCGCGCGTGAAGAACGCGCACTGTTCGGCATCACCATCAACCCCTGAGGGGACACGATGTCGCTCAAGATGTTCGAGTCACGAGATGCGGTGCCGGACTCGCTGCGCGAATCCGCCATCGAGACGAAAGACGGCAAGTGGGCTGTCGCCGATGTCGAGGGCTTGAAGTCCTCGCAGACGCGGCTGCTCGACGAGAAGAAGAAGCTCCAGGACGAATACGAGAGCATGAAGCGCTCGCTTGGTGGCCTCTCGCCGGAGCAGATCGCGAAGTACCGCGAGGATATGCAGCGCCTCGAAGATGACGCCGCGCGCAAGGCCGGCGACTTTGACAAGCTGCTCGAAAAGCGCATCGGGGAGACCCGCGCCGACTACGAGAAGCGCCTCGGTGACGCGGAGCAGTACAAGACGAAGTATGTCGACCGCGAGATCGAGTTCGCGATTCGCGACGCGGCCATCAAGGCAGGGGTGCCGCAGGAAGACCTGCCGTACGTGGTGGACCTGCACAAGGGGCGCCGCGTGCGCTACGACGAGAAGTCGGGCAAGCCCGTCGTGTACGACAAGGACGGCGATCCGACCGGCCTGACGGTGGAGAAGTTCTACGCCGATGTGTTCAAGGCCGAAGCGCCGAAGTTCTACGGACCCACGGGCGGCAGCGGCGGCGGCGCGTCCACCGGTGGCGGCGGGCGCGTGCCCGCGGGACAGGTCGCCGCGACCGATCAGGCAGGGTTCCTCTCGAACCTCGACAAGATCGCAAAGGGGCAGATCAAGGTCGCCACGACCTAACGTGGCCGCGTCGCGCTGAGCGCGGCGGGTAGGACGACAGTGCTGTAGGGCAGCGTCGCGCTGGGCGCGTGCTGATTCGCTCTCCCTCGGGAGGGTGCGTCTGTGCGCGTGCAGCGCGACGGCATTCGGCCATCGCACACGCGCGAACTCGATACTGAGGACTCGCTCGATGCCGAACCTATTTACCGATGTTGTCCCGATTCTCGTCGCACAGGGCCTGCAGACCTTGCGCGCCGCGTGCGTCATGCCCCGCCTCGTCAACACGGATTACAGCAACACCCCCGCCAACCAGGGCGACGTGGTGAACCTGTACATCCCGTCCGCGCAGACCGTCACGGACGTTTCCGCGACGGCGGCGCCGTTTCAGGCGCCCGACGCGCAGCCCGTGCGCTCGCCCATCCCGCTCAACCGCTGGCGCCGGTCGGGGTTCTACCTGACCGACAAGGAGCAGGAAGAGATCGTCGGCGGCATCCAGTCCCGCCAGACGGCCGAAGCCGTGAAGGCGCTCGCGCAGGACATCAACGCGTTCATCTTCTCGCGGTACACCCGCGTCTTCGGCTTCGTCGGCACCGCCGGGACGACGCCGTTCGCGTCGGATGTCACGGGCGCCACGAACGCCCGCGCTCAGCTCAACCGGCAGACGGTGCCGCTCGCGGATCGTCGTCTCGTGCTCGACGTGAACGCCGAAGCCAACGCGCTCGCGTTGCCGGCCTTCGCGCAGGCGCAGCAGATCGGCAGCGCCACGACGGTGATCGAAGGCACGCTCGGCCGCCGCTACGGCTTCGATGTGGCGATGGACCAGCAGGTCCCCACGCACGTCTCGACGGTGCTGACGGCGGGTGCCGCCACGGCGAACGGTGTGCAGGCCGTAAACGCCGGTTCCAGCGACGGCGGCCGGACGGGGACGGTGTCGATCGCCAAGGCGACCAACACCTCGCCGCTCGTCGCGGGCGACATCATCTCGTTCGCGGGCGACCCGAACACGTACGTCGTGACGGCCAACACGACGCTGATCGTGGGGAACACCACGGTCCCGATCGCGCCGGCCCTGCAGGTCGCCAAGGCTGGCGGCGAAGCGGTGACGCTCCGCGCCTCGCACGTCGTCAACCTCGCGTTCCACCGCGACGCCTTCGGCTTCGTCTCGCGCCCGCTGCAGACCAGCAGCCAGAACGTCGCCGAGATGATGAGCGTCGCCGACCCCGTCTCGGGTGTGGCGCTGCGCCTCGAAGTCGTGCGCCAGAACAAGCAGACCCTCTTCGACTTCGACGTGCTCTACGGCGCCGCGTGCGTCCGTCCGGAGCTCGCCGTCCGTCTCGCGGGCTGACCCTGATCGTCGGGGCGCGTCATCCGGCGCGCCCCGCTGTCCTCTCTCTCCGAGCCGCTCATGTCTGACTTTACCCCTGCCCTCGTCACGCCGCAGCCGGCGCCCGCGACGCTCAAGATCGCCAGCGACGACACCGAGGCGGGCTTCATCATCATCAACGCGTCGGACTTCAATGCCGCGACGATGACCGAGTACGTCGCCGAGCCCGCCAAGGCGAAGGCGAGGTAACTCATGCCGCTCACGCTGATCCCCGAGACCGGCGCCGGCCTCGCGAACGCCAACACGTTTGCGACGCGGGCGCAGGTCACGACGGCGCTCGAAGCGTCGCCGTTCGGGGACGCGTGGGCGGGCGTGGACGTCATCAAGCAGGACCAGTGTATTGCCGAAGCGTCGGCGGTGCTCACGCGCCTCAACTGGCTCGGGACGCGCACCATCGACGGACAGGCGCTGGCGTGGCCGCGCGCGTGGATGGAAACGCCCGACGGCTACGCGATCGCGTCGAATGTCATCCCGGCGTTCGTGCTCGATGCCACGGCACGGCTCGCGTTCTGGCTCTCGCAGCTCGGCGCGACGCCGTACAACGGCAACGGGCTGAAGCCGGGAACGGAACTCGCGCTCCCTGGCGGCTTGCGTCTCACCCCCGACGGCGGCTTCACGATCCCGGCCGATGTCTTGGCGATCGTGCGGCCGTACCTGCAGCCCAACGGCCGCGTGGAGTGGGGCTCGTGAGTCTTGATCTCGCGGCCATCACACAGAACGCCCTCGGCGCCGCCTCGAAGGCCGGCGTTACCGCGTCCTGCGTCATCACCCGCCCTGCCCCGCCGCCCAATCCACTCACCGGGACGCAGAGTGGCAGCGCGACGACGCAGACGGTCCGCGCCGTCCCGACCGATGCGCGTCGCCTGTTGCGGGCCAGTGACGCGGCGTGGGCGCAGTCTCGCGTCTCGCTGTTCGTCGCGTTTAACGATGTGACCTTCACGCCGCAGGTTGGCGATACGGCCACGTTCAACGGGGCGACGATGCGCGTGACCGTGGTCGATACGTACGCACCGGCGGGGGCGCCGATCGCGTTCCTGTTGGGGCTCGGCTGATGGCCGACGCCCTTTGGAGCTTTCAGGCGGAGCTGCGCGTCTTCGGGCGTGCGGATGTCTCCGGGCGGGCCACCATCGCCCTGCAGGAAGCCGCGCAGACCACGGCGGAAGCGGTCGTGATTGGCAACGCGTTCGGACCAGGCACGCCGCTGGACACGGGCTTTTTGCGCGCGTCGTTTCGCGTCGCCAAGACCTCGCCGAACGATGGCCCGAGCGTGCGGCCGCCGACGCCGGGACGCAAGGACGGCGATCCGGCGATCTACCCGAACACGGTCGACACGGCCGCCGCGGCCGCGGCCCAACTCGGTGACCGTGTCTATGTCACGACAATGGCCGAGTATGCCACGTACCTTGAGGCAGGCGGCATGACGCGCCGCAACGGTCCGCCGGAGAATGTCGGCACCCCGACGCCGTTCGTGGCGCCGGTCGAAGCGCGCTGGCCGCAGATCCTCGACGACGCGGCCCGCCGCGCAGGCTACGGCACGTAATGCCGACCAACTGGGGCGACGCGCTGCTGCAGGCGCTGCGGACGCGGCTCGTCACGGTGAGCGGCTTGCCGACCGAACGCCGCTGGCAGAACACGAGCGGCACGCCGTCGCCGACCGCGCCCTTCGTCGAAGACGCCTTCGTCACCATTGACAGCGAGCCGATGGAGTGCGGCCCCACGGCGCGAATGCGGACGAATGTCACGTACCGCGTGAGCATCCGCGTCCCCATCGGCACCGACGCGCACAGCGCGAGCAGTGTGGGGGCGGCCGTCGTGTCGGCCTTTGAGGGCTCCACGCTCACCGTCGACGGCGAGCCGTGCGAGCTCGAAAGCGCGCGCATGGGGCCGTCGATCACCGAACCGCAGTGGCTGCACATGCCGGTCTATCTCTCTCTCACGTTCGACCACGCGTAACCGAGGACTCTCATGCCATTGAACGCCACCGCACGCGGCTACCGCGTCGCGTACCTCAAGGAAGTCACGCAGGGCACCACGCCCGCCACGGCCCCGACGCTGCTCCGCACCACGGGCGGCGGCATGAAGATCGCGGCCAGCACGGTCGAATCCGAAGAGGTGCAGCTCGTTGAAGTGCCCGACGTGATTCGCACGAACGTCGACGGCACGGGCTCGATCAACTTCGAGTACAGCTACGGCGGCATTCACCCGCTGCTCGAAGCGCTGTTCGGCGGCGCCTGGACAACAAACGTCCTGCGCGTCGGCACGACGCCGTCGTTCTTCACCATCGAAGATCAGTTCACCGACGTCTCGCGATTCCTGAACTCGAAGGGCTGCCTGATCGAAAGCATCTCGATCACGCTCGCGCAGGGTCAGAAAATCACCGGCACGATCAACTACCGCGCGCTGACGCCGCCGACGGCGATGGCGAGCGCGACGGTGTTCGGCGCCGCGCCCAACGCCGCGCCTACGAACCCGATCATGTCGCCGGTTGGCTCGGTGCGGCTCATTCAAGAAGGCGGCGCGCTGGACCTCGGCCCTGCGGGCATCGGCACGGTCGGCTTCACGATCAACATGAGCCGCCCGGGCATCGCGCAGCCGCAGCTGGGGAGCACGGCGCTGTCTGGCCTCGACATGGGCACGTTCGTCTGCACGGGCTCGGTCTCGCTGTATATGCCCGCCGGTGCGTCGGCCATCATGGACAAGTACCTGAGCGATACGGCGACCTCGCTGGCGCTCACGCTCGGCGGCGCCTCGACGCTCCGCGATGCGTACCTGTTCTCGAACGTCAAGTTCACCGACGGCGGCCCGACGGAAATGAGCCGCAACAGCGTCGCGAACCTGAACCTGAACTGGCAGGCGCTCGTGTCGTCGCCCAACACGACGGCGCAGATCACGCGCACCCCGTAAACCTCTCGCGGGGGCGGCGATGGTCGCCCCCGCTCCTCTTTCTCCCGCGCGATGCGCGAGGCTGTGTATGGCGAAGATTGGCACGCTCAAGCTCAAGACGAAGGCCGATGCCGGCGCGACGATGGTTGTCCGCGATCCGTTCGGCGAGACGGGCGAGGACGGCGAGTCCCCGGCGCTGCTGGCGGCCGACGGCACGCCCGCAACGCTTACCCTGCTCGGCGCGGACAGCGACACGGCGCGCACGCTGGATTTCCGGCGCGCGGCGGCGGCGCAGAACCGCCTCTATGCGACCATGAACAGCAAGGCGAAGAAGGGCGCCGTCGTCACCGCCGAAGACGTGGCCGATCAGGCGGCGCACGATCTTGAGCGGTTGGTCACGCTCACCGTGGGCTGGCACGGCTTCGAGGATGAGGCGGGCGAGCCGCTGCCGTTCACGGCGGACGCGATCCGCGATCTCTACGCCGAGAACCCGTTCATCCGCGAGCAGGCGCTGGTGTTCGTGAGTGACCGTGCCCGTTTTTTCGCCCCGTCCTCGACGCCTTCCGCGCCTTCGTCGAGCACCATTTCCGGCTGAGCAGCCCCGCCGGCGAGGACCAGACGCACCGCGAGCAGTTGGCGGGGATGGCGCTGGCGGAACCGGCGATGCTCGACGTGTTGCTCGACGATCTGGTCGGCCCCCCGTTGCCGCCGGTCGCGGCGCGGGCGTGGGACGTGTTCGGCCACGTCAGCGGTACGCGGTCGAGTGGGATGGGCGGGATCGGCGCGATCACCTACACCGAACTGCTGGCTTTTCAGACGTTGACCGGCACGACGCTGACCCCGCTCGACGTGGCGCTCGTGCGGGAAGCTGACCAGGCGTTTCTCAGTTTCGCGCTCACGCGCATGAAGTCGGCCGGTGATCGGCCCGAAGACACAGACGATCCGGGGGAGTAATGGCGCGCGTCGCACGGCTAGGGGTGGTGATCGATTCGTCGGGCGCGAAGAAAGGCGCGCAGGAAACGAATACCGCGCTGAATTCCATCGATCAGACCGCGAAGCGTGCCGTCGAATCCCTCAAGAAGGCCGCCGCCACGCTAGGGGTCGCGTTCGCCATCAAGGGCATTCAGCAGGCCGTCGACCAGTACACGTTGCTCGACGCGCGCCTCAGGCAGGTGACCGGCAGCGGGGCCGCGTTCGCCCGGGTGCAGCAGGAGCTGTTCACGATCGCGCAGAGCTCGCGCGCCAGCTACGCCGCGACGATCGACCTCTACACCCGCCTCGCGCGCTCGTCAGATCAGCTGGGCATCTCGCAGACGCAGCTGGTGTCGGTGACGGAAGCGGTCAGCAACGCCGTGCGGCTGTCGAATGCGTCGACCGGCGCCGCCGAGGCGGGCCTCATGCAGCTGGGGCAGGCGTTCGCCTCGGGCACCCTGCGTGGCGACGAACTGCGCTCGATCATGGAGCAGCTGCCTGCCGTCGCGAAGGCGATCGCCGACGGGCTCGGGGTCCCGATCGGCCGCCTCCGCGAGATGGGCGAAGCGGGCGAGCTCTCCGGGCGCAAGGTCGCGCTCGCCCTCGACCAGCAGCGCGAGAAGCTCGCCCTGTTGGCAGGCGAGATCCCCACCACGATCGGGCAGGCGCTTACGCAGCTGAACAACGCGTTCGGCATGGTTGTCGCGGGGAGCGACGAGGCGAAGAGCGCGACGGCAGGCATTGCGGGCGCGCTCGGCGAAGCGGCGCGGTTCATGGTCGAGTACAAGGACGCCGTCGTTGCCGTGTCGGTCGCCCTCGGCGCTGGCGGTCTCGCGCTGGCGGCCGCCAAGGCGGGCACGGCGCTGGCCGCAACGTCTGGCGGCGCGGTGATTACCGCGCTGCTGTCGCAGGTGACCGCCGTGACGTCGCTCTCGGCGGCGTACGCGTTCCTGCAACTGGCGGCAGGCGCGGCATGGACAGCGATTACCGGCCCGATTGGCCTTGCGATCGCGGGCATGACCGCCGTCGCCGCCGCCGTGTACTTCTGGCGCACGCGGCAGAAGGAGACCACCGAAGCCGTCAAGGAGACGACGAAGTCCGCGGCGGATCTGTACGCGGCCGCGAAGAAGCTCGCTGAAGTGAACTGGGCACCGCCGGAAATGCTCACGCAGCTCCAGAACTTGGGCTTCGAACTGCGCGCCGCGCAGACCGGCGGCAAGCAGGTGGTCGACGTCTATCGCGAAGCGTCGAAGGCGTGGAAGGACACGAGCGACAAGGCGCGCACGTTCGGGCAGGCGCTGGCCGAGGGCGACGCGAAGGCCAAGACGTTGCTCGCCACGACAACCGCGCAGGTGCAGCTGTCGGCACAGGTCGAGAGCACGCTTGACCGACAGACCAAGGCGCAGCAGGCGGCGGCGAAGGCGACGGAAGACCGCGCCACGATCGAACGCGAGTATCAGGGGCAGTGGGTACAGCTCGGGATCGAACTCGCGGAACGCGCGGCGGCAGCGGAGCGGCAGCACGCGGAGGCAATACGGGAGTCCGCGAAGATCCTCGGCGAGATGCTCACGAAGCGTGCGGTCAGCAACGCGCAACTTCAAGCACAGGTCTCGGCGCTGCTGACCAGCCGTCGGGCCTACGACGACCTCACCGACTCGCAGGAGCGGCTGGCCGCCATGAACGCCGCATTGGCCGAAGCCCAGCAGAAGGGTGTCCTCGTTGGCCCGGCGATGCTCTTGATGATCGGGTCGCAGGTCGCGGAAACGCAGCGGCTGCTGAAGCTGAAGCAAGCGCTGCTTGAGCTCGACGGGAAATCGCCGTTCTCGATCCCGACCGAGGAGACGAAAGAGTGGGGCGCCTCCTTGGCGACCGTCGCGAACACGGCGCGGGACATTGCGCAGGTCTTCGGCAACGTCGGGACCGAGATCACGAAGGCCGTGCAGCTGGCCTCGCAGCTCGCGGCGAGCATCAGCGCTGCGAACAGGGCCGCCGCCGCCGCGAATGCGGCGAAGGGCAAGCCTGGCGAAGCTGCGGCGAAGGCGGCAAGCGGCGCCGCGAGCTTGGGCGTCGTCGCCGGTATCGCGTCGGTCGCGGTGGCGTTTGTGAGTGTGGCAAACACCATGATGAAGGCGCAACGCGAGGACGCGGCCGCGAAGAACGCGGCGAACCGCGCCTTTGCGCAGTCGGTCTCAGACTTCGCCGAGTCGTTGGCCGCGTCAGGGATGAGCGACCCCCAACGCCAGATCGCGTCAGGGCAGGCTGGGATTCAGGCGCTGGTCGATGCCGCGCTGAAAGCGACCGGGGCGCGCTACAGCGGCATTGTCCCTGGGATGCCGGCCTCGGCGGACAATCTTTCGTCGCTCAAAAGCTCGATCGACTTCACGATCGCGAGCGGGACGGCAGGGAAAGCGGCGGGTGCACTGCGGGAATTCTCGGATGCGCTCGCCGCGATCATTGTGCAGGCGAAGGCGTCTGAAGCCGCGATCGCCGCACAGCAGGCCGCCCGCCTTGCCGCCGCGACCGAAGACCTTGAGGTCCGCCGGCTGACGGCCTTGGGTATGACCGACGAAGCCGCCGCGCGAAAGCTGGCGCTCGACCAGCAGCGCGAGATCGCCGCCGCCGAGAAGGAGTTCGGCAAGGACTCGCCGTATCTGGCGAGCTTGCGCGACGTGCAAGCTGCCGAGCGGGCCGCGGCGGAGGCCGCCCGCGCGCGGGTCGAAGCGCAGAAAGCGGCTGACCGCGTCGCGTTCGGCCTCGACCTGACGCAGCGCCGGCAGACGCTGAACGGTGACAGCCGGGGCGCGTTCATCACGGGGCAGACGATCGCGAACAACAGCGCGCTGGCGCAGGCGCAGCAGCTGGTCGAGGCGGGCGTCATCACGGCCGCCATGTTCGAGGAGCTCAAGACGCTGCTCGGCGACGAGTTCGCCCAGGCGTTGCGGGACTTCGACGAGGCGGCACGCCAGGCGAAGCAGGCGGTGCAGGATGATCTCGCGGTTCGGGCCTTGGTGGCGCAGGGGCGCGGCACCGAAGCCGAGCAAGCCCGGATTGAGATCGCCAACCGCAAGGAACTTGAGGGCGTCACCGACGAAGGGCTGCGGGCGCAGATTCTGTACGTGCAAGGGCTGGAAGCCGTCGCCCGCGCGACCGAGGCCGCTGCCGAAGCCGAGCGGATCCGCGCCGAGCAGAACGCGAGCATCGACCAGCGCATGATCGATGCGCTGCGCATCCTCGACCCGGAGCGCGCGAAGGAACTCGAAGCCAGACAGACCGAGATCGACCGCGCCCGCGAGATCGCCAACGCTGCTGACGACGCCACGCG